GTCACACCCTCACACATTCTCTGTAATGGAGGGGATGGCTGCAAAGACTCCACTATCTCACGCAACTGACGGAGCTCCTCAAGTATCTCATCCATTCTCGTTGAAAACGTAGTGGGGAGAAGTCTCACTTAGGCTTTTTTTCTCATACCTGCTTACCATCAAATACTTCTCATACGTTCTTGGTTCGTATATCTTTTCCTGACGTACATTTAACAGGTAATTTATATCTAACCAAGTCATACCAAGGATCAAATCAAGAATTTCGCACGGTATCCCCGGATATTTTTTCATGATATAATTGAATCTAGTTTGAACAACTTCTATACATGAAAGAATTATATCATCATAAGTTTCACCAAGTTCCTCAAATATTTTTGTGACAAGTTCGGCGTATACCTCTTCCTGTTTTTCGTGAAACCATTTATCTTTCATCTTAGTTATTCCCTTGAAACACATCGTGTCTCTGCACATTGGACACGTGGAGCGACCTTTCATATACCACATTTTTGTACATTGTCGACAGAATGAATGTCCACACGTATATTTACAACTTGCAACATCTTCATAACACACTGGACACTCTAAAAACATTTATTCATAAATACTATTCCAGTTTTTCTTTGAAATAGTATTTAGAAAGTTTCAATTACTTAGGTTATTTTACTTCCATGCAGGTTCATCATCTGTGAAATCATAGGTATAGTTTTCAGCAACAGTTTTTATACTATCAGTCTTAACAACTTCCACACCATGTTTAGATGTAATCATTATATAAGCCCCATCTATCTCGGAGTCAGGTCCACCACCAGACATCCGCGCATTCAAATTCACACCATGAAATGGTACGTCAGAAACGACATTAACAATTTCAACTCTGTGTATCTTCTTCTCTTCTCCCAAATCAATCTTTATAAAGTCTTGTCTAGGGTGATACTGAGAATGCCACAAAGTATCAGTGTCACCATCTACAGCGTGAGAACCCGGTAAGTCGGGGTCTTCACCACTCACTTCGACAGTTTTTGTTAAAGCCACATTTTCGTCATTTTCGTCGAATACTCGTATCTCTCTGGGTGTGAGCACATATCTTTCAGGTGTACCACTAGGAAAAGCGAACGTTACATACTGTCCAACGGGTACCCCATCTTCATAATTGTAATCAGAACCACCCCCTTCTAGAGTAGACGCACCATCCCCTCCATCTCCACCGGTACTCGAATCGTTATTTGTAAAAAGCCAAGCAAAAGCAGACGAAGCAACGGAAGCACTAGAACATAAAAATAATAAACCGATAAGTGCGACTTTCGTCATATATTAGGATAAGATTTTATTTAATCAACCTGTGCGCCCTGTTCATAATCTTTTTGAAACTCCATGTATTGTCCACATTCGTAGGCAGTGCTAACTTCTTTACACCAAACTTAATATCACCATTTTTAGACAGAACCTGAATTTCACCCATTCTCATTCTCAGTAGTTTATTGTCAGATGTGCGCGTCGTGATGATGTATGGGAAGTTTGTGACGAAATATTTCCATTGTGGAGTATTACGCTGACTTTTGGGTACATATTTGTGAATCAAAGCCCAAACCACATACTTCACATATGCCAAACGCAATCTTGGGTCTTTGGGACCAGCATTAGCCATCCCGAGGTCAATCATCATAGAGATGAAAGATTCCACATAACAAAAGTGATGCTGAGAAAGTTCATCGAACTGTGATAACAGAAATGCATTTTCCAAATTTTCTTTGGAAAGACCCTTGGTAATGTTTTTATACTTTTGCTTGAAAAGGTTCAAATCATTCATGACTTCACCACCAGTTGGTTGAGGTTTTCCCAAATTACGTTTCGTAGTGACTTTGTATTTATTACCATAGTTTCGCTTGAGAGTTTTTGCAAAGGATGATTCTATGTTTGTCATCGAATCATACACAACAGCCTTACCTTTACCATCGTTCCCATGTTCGACACGAGCCATACCATAATGACCAAAATCAGCTCCATTGGCCTTCCATTCCATCAAGACATATTCCAGTCCAGATTTAGATTTTCCAGGTTTTTTGCAGGTAAACGTAAAATTCTTCCCCGTCTCACGCTTGATGTCCTCCCCAATTCTTTCAAAAAGACCACCTACATGTAAATATTTTTTGGCCATCTCAGAAGCATCTTCAATCGCCATAAGTTTTCTCGCGAGCTCGACGGTCTTAATCCTAGATTCAAGAAAGTCATTCATGTCAATCTTTGCAGATTCACCTGAAACATTCAAAAGACTTCTTTTTACTGGGCCATTCTTCAACAATTTTATAGGAACTAGTTCCATCTCTTATTATATTACAACACTATATTCTAAGCACTTAGGCTATCTTCACTCAACATACTGTGGAAAATCTCACAAAACTCCTGAAGTTTTGGAAATATCATTTCATTCCACTTCTGGTCATCCTTCTCAATGAGATATGACTTCCTCTCATCATTGTACTGTTCAATCAATCGACAATATTTAATGTCTTTCAACATCTGTAGGTAGGTCTGACACTGAACATTTTCGTAGTCCCTCACACGACCAAAGAGTTTATTCGCCCTATTCTTAATCTCGACGAGAATTCTTGAACCATCTTCATTGTGTTGAATGCGGTCTACACGACCCACAATCTGGTAAAGAGTCCCCTCAATTGTGCACACATCCATCTTATAGAACGTGTCATCTTCCGTGAGATTTGCCGAATCGATGTTGGCGGTTTTATGTTCGTTTCTTGTTCCGTGGTTTGTGTAGAGAGTCTTACGAAGATGGTCTTTTGCAAGAACCATCTGCTTAGGTTGGAGGCCAGAATGTTCAATTTGGTGATATACAGCTCGAACCTTCTGGTCCACGTCGGTACTATTCTCAGACTTGAAATTCTCAGCATCTCTCAAAATCTTTTCCGTCATGGGGTTGGCGGTAAGTATCTCGAGAGCTGCATCATCCTTCGTCTGCCCCTCGAATGTTTTGGGACTGTACTTCTTCCACAACTCCTCGATAAGCTCAGGTTGTTTCTTAAAACCGAGACCAATCGCGGTTGCCACAGAAGATGCACCGATAATTACTTTGGGAACACCAATGGGTTTGAGCTGCCTGTCATGACCAATGAGATAAGGATACACCCGACCACACGCGATACAGTCAGCTAGCGAATTGTGAGCATTCTCAAATTGATGTCCAAAGATCTGCTCATAGAGAACACCAAGCTTGATAGGCTTAAGAAAACGTTCTCTGTACAACTCCATTGTACACCTAAAGTTGAGGTGTTCGATGAGACTGAGATTGAGACGATGCCGAATCATCTCTGAACGAAGAACATTAGTGTCAAATTTGGCATTGTGTGCAATCAACGTAGTCGTACGAGGACCTATGAACCTCATGAAATCTAAAAAGACCTCAGTGAAGGGGCGTCCTTCACGCATCGCCTTTTCTTGTGTGATACCGTGAACATCAATGGACCCTTGACTAATATGGAAGTCATTGGGATATATGATCGCGTCGAAAGTGTCAATGAGACGACCACGGGACGAAAAGCGTGCGGCGGAAAGGGAAACTGCTCGGCATGAATCATATTGTTGAACAGTTTCAGGAGTCACTGGACGTCGACCCTCAGGTAGACCTGAAGTCTCGAAGTCGAATGCAACGTACTGCATACAAGCCATAAATTTAAATGCACTTAAAACTTTATATCACTTAGGCACTATATGTGTTTTCCCAAAAACTGGTTTAAAAGAAAAATGGAACTCGAAGATCTAGAAGAAATTCTCAACAATTAGTATGTGTTTCCCAATCTGGAAACTTTTGAGCTATAAACGCCTCGATTACCCCCTCGAATGTTCTTGTGATATGTGTGGTAAGAATTTCAGTAACACAGAGAATCTTGTCACACACATGGGATATCATGAGACAGATGATATGAATCGGGTCTTGTCTCATGGGTACGGAACTGTCAGATGCAACAAGTGTTGGACATCATTCGTAAATGTTGAGGCGCTCATCGATCATCCTTGTGCTCAGAATGCTCCTGCTGTTTTGGAGACGATTGTGATTTACGATGATTAGGGATGAACTTGCATTCGATGATACAATCACAGAATTCTTTGGGAGATGTCAGACGGCGAGTAGAGGCAAAACATTTCAGGGGTAAATGTGGGTCATGATTTATCATCCGTATTAAACGACTAAAGCCTATACTCATATTACTTGTCGTCATCTTTTTCCCTGACAGTCCAACGACCTTCGAGGAGAGCCGAGCGCCTCTCCCAGTCTGTGATCTCGACAGTCTTGTTAGGTGGCGTCACGAGGGCATCCTCATCCACAACTCGGCATCCATAGTTGCCCACGTTGCATGAATGTTCAAGTTCGAACCTTGATGCAAATTGGACATACGGAGTCATGTTCATCTCAGCTTCGAGAAGGGTCTTGTAGCGGAAAGCATCCTCGAAAGTTCGGAATGCAATGATTTGATTAGTCTTAATCTCATCACTGAGATTTGTTACAGAATAAATCCCCGTATCTCCGTCACGGATGAAAGCCAAGATGTGAAACATTCCAACATCTGGGACTTGGTCGAGGGGCTTGCTGTTGATGTTATTGATGGTGTAGTAGCTTCGAGTAACCCTCGAAATCTTCCGTCTCATGGGGACGGGACGATGAACAACTGGACATTTAACGGCGAACATGATCCCAGATTTTTCCTACACTCCACTGGAGTCCCAAGATTGCAATAGCGTTTTGGACAGACTCAACTAGAGTATTCATGTAGATGATTTTTTATAAAATTTAGTCAGACTTAGGCGTCGCTTCATCACCATAGAGGTCTTCAAGGGTTTCGAGAATTTCTTGAACATCCTTGAGAGCAGACTTCGTGGAGCGGAGATTCCACTCCGCCAACTTCTTCAGCTTCTCGTTGGCATCCTTGTACTTCTTGACGTCAGACTCCAACTCCTTAATCCTCACAATCTCGGGATGAGACCTAGCCATCTCAGGGTTCATGGCACGCTGACGCCAATGTCTTCTAGGCCTGTTCTCGACCGAACTGCAAATACGGAGGGGGGTGCGGGCAATGGAGATCATCTACTCTTATTGGGGGTACTAACTTTAATTGATTTACCGAGGTCTAAGAGTTTCACGTCGCTGAACAGTTCTACCCGCCGCAAACGTTTTACTAAAATTGCCCGCCTCTTTGATAACCTGATTAGCAGTTTTTCGTTTGTTGTCGTAACTCTTCATCAAACCGTTTACCACGAAGTTAGGAAGATTACGTTTCCTCAAATTTTGAATCAATTTGTTACGAGTCACGTTTAGTCTTTTCGCAGCAGGCTGGCTGACGTTGTTATTGTCATTTCTTGTACGCTTAACACCCCTTCGATTATTACTACTCACATTATTGTTATTGTTGTTTCTAGACACACTTCCACTGCTAGAACCAGCAACGCTCGAAGTGTTGTTAACATTCATTCTACGAGCACCACTGTTCACCGGTTTCCGGTTAACAACAACATTATTCACTCGTTTCTTGTTGCCACCAAGAACCCTTGCAAAAAATCCTCTATTATTTGAGTTGCCACCACCCTCCGAACGATTGTTTCCAGATGAAACTTCTGTATTAGTATTGCTATTGCTAATGAAATTGCTTCCAATAAACGATTCTTGTTGTTTAACACCTCTGCCAGTTTGTATCAAATCTGAAACACCGTACATAGCTATTTGATTACGCTGTTTGAAAGACATATCAATAAACAATCTAGGCTCCTCGTTCATCAAATTTTTGGAAAGGAAACAATACATACCACATAAAACGCCATCCAAAGTTCCTAACACCATGCGTTGATTAACAGGTTTGCTGAGAACAGTTAAAATCTGCATGAAATCACCCAAGAATTTGGAAAGTTTATCTTTATCATCAGAAGCTTTTTTGGCTTCACCAGCTGTGACACCATAAGGTACTTCAGTACCGTTTATTTTAAGATTAAACTTCCCTCTTCCAGCCGTATTTAACGTAAGACGAGTCTTACCAATTGTAAAGTCACAGTCTTTCACATTATACAACTGTGTAGACTTCAACTTGTCAACCTTTTGCATGAGTTTAGAAAACTCTTCGGTAACACCCTTTATAGGCATAAGTCTACCCGGATCAACACGATTAGCTATTGTTATGATGGGTTTCAGGTAGTATCTAGTTATCTGTCTACCGTTGATTGTAGTGAATGGGTATTTAGCATTTTCAATAAGTGTGGAAATAGACTTGTATTCACTTTCAGAATCTATAGTAACATAAATAGGTTTATTATCACGATTCTTTGCCGAATTAGAAAGTTTTGTACTAACAGCGATAGTTGTTATAGGTTCTCGTACACCGAAAATAATTGGCAGATTTACTTTGATTCTTTTTTCAAAACCCTTCAAAGGCCACAAACCTTTTAATACACCAACTACTTTCCTACCCTCCTTTTTCGGTGGATCACTTGCTATAATTTCTAACTTTTTCATCCTTGACATCATTTCAGTATCTTTATTGTAAGATGGAGGGTTTCCTAAAAATGTGTTGACTATGCTACTTTTCAGAAAAGTTTCAAAGTTCGTCTTAACTGTACCATCATGACTCATGTCTAACCACATGAGGAGACAGAAATTTAAATTGTCGTCAGATGTTTTAAATTTTAAAGATAAAGTGTTCTTTGACCCACCCCCCTGTCTTATATTATCACTTACTACTTTGTACTGTTCTTCTATGGATGCAATCAGTGCATTATCATCTAATTCAAGACGTGTAAATAAAGTAGCGGCGGCGTCTCTATATATGGAGTAAAGCATGTTGTATATTTTTTCATTTTTACCTTGAGACAAGCGGTCTAAAATAGCCAAAACACGAGATTGTGCATTTTTAGGTTTCAATTCACGGATTTTTTGTGGTTGTATATTGTTGATTTTTGGTTTTCCATTACTAGGTATTTTACGTCTTTTTGGTGCAGCTGTATTTGGTTCAGCCGTTCGTTTCCTTTTGGGTTTAGCTGCAGCTCTCGCGGCTGCCTCCTCTCTATTTCTAGCCTGGGCAGTCTGGAGTCTATTGGGAGCTTTTCTCTCTCTTTGAGGACGACTACTCATGTCTATAATTTAATGACATTTTAATCGAAGCTGACCGAACAGCTCAGCTCATCACACCTCTCCTTGCCGAAGAGCTCATAGACCCAATCCCCATCGACGATCTCCTCATCGATGAGTTTTTCCTTGAGACACTCCAACTCATACATGTTGGACTTCAGCATTTTGAGGGTGGCGTCGTAGCAGTCACAGACAATCTCGTCAATCTCGTCGTCCACGAGTGCGGCTGATTCGGGAGACATGTTTCGGTAGTCAAACTTGTGCCTACCGAGACCATAGGTCGTGACCATCTCGCGGGCAATCTGGTACACCATGGCGTAGTCGGAAGAGGCACCAGTGGTCACTTGTTCCTTACCATAGATGATCTCCTCTGCTGCACGACCACCTAGAGCAACCTTGATTTGGGAGAGGAGATACTCCCTGGTGTACATCGCAGAGTCTGCGTTCTCCTCGGATGGCTGGAAGAAGGTAACACCACCCGCAGCACCACGGGGGATGATGGACACTTTGCGAACAGTGTCATAGTTGGGGACGAGGACACCCACGAGGGCGTGACCAGCTTCATGGTACGCCACGAGTTCCTTCTTACGGAGAGAGAACTTCACGTCACCCTTCGCACCCACGACGATGCGCTGATAGACGTTCTCGACAATGTCCTTCGTCACAATTCCGTCGCCATCTCGAACGGCGCGGATCGCACACTCATTGAGTAGGTTGGCGAGGTCAGCACCCGAGAAGCCAGTGGTTTGTTTGGCGATGCTTCCCAAGTTCACATCATCGGCAAGCTTCTTGTCCCTCGCGTGAACCCCGAGAATCTTCTTACGACCCTGGACACTCGGGAGGGTGACCTGGATCTTACGATCGAAACGACCGGGGCGAAGGAGGGCGTCATCTAGGATATCGATGCGGTTCGTAGCAGCGATGACTACGATGCCAGTCTCATTGTCGAAACCATCCATCTCGGTGAGAAGCTGATTGATGGTCTGTTCACGCTCATCATTAGAGGGCATACCACCAGCGGAGCGCTTCTTACCGACAGCATCAATCTCATCGATGAAGACGATGCAAGGCTGATTGGCGCGAGCCTGTTCGAAAAGCTCGCGAACACGCTTGGCGCCGACACCTACGAACATCTCGACAAAGTTCGCGGCGGAGCACTGGATGAAAGGGACATTGGATTCACCAGCGATGGCTCGGGCGAGGAGGGTCTTACCCGTACCAGGTGCACCAGCGAGTAGAGCACCACGGGGGATCTTGGCACCACTTCCAAAATAGCGCTCAGGCTTTTTGAGGAAGTCCACAATCTCCTCGAGTTCCCCCTTGGCGGAATCGATACCCTCAACATCTGTGAAGCGGGTAGTGACTTCCTGTTCCATTGTGAATTCTGTGGATTTTATGAAAGGATTGGGCATACCTCCACCACCTCCTCGAGAACCAAAGAAAGCCCTGAAGAGTGAGAAGAGATAGATACCAATGAAGATCATGATACCAGTCTCAGCAAGAGACATTGGAGGACCCGAAGTATCTACGAGAACTTCAGCATCACTGTCGATCAGGGTCTCCCAAAGCTGTTCGGTTTGGACGATGCGAACGTCGCCGTAATCACCATTCTCTTCTTGGAAACGGGCAAGGTTCTCACTGGGTTTGACAACGACAGCGGGAAGTTCCTTGTTTTTTAGTCCTTTGATAAACTGACTGTAAGTCCTTGGATGGTACTCAGGCTTACGCTCAGATGCGATTCGGACCGGGGGAGCCGTAAAATTGTTTGCGATGCTAAACATCGTTTGGTTATTATGACGTCACCTTTTTAAGTGGATTCCTTAAATATCCTGAATCTTAAACATTTTGTAATTCTTTGGGAGGTACGTGTTATCTTCGAGTTTGATTTTATTGAACTTGATGTTTTGTCTCCTATATAAGTCTGTACCATTGTTCATACCATCTTCGATAAACTCTTTCGTATTGTACGTAGGGTTGTTAAATTCCTGATGTGCGAAGTTTGCTATTTTGTTGCAGATGAAGTCGCTTGTACCAAAATATGATAAATGCCACCCACCACGTGGAACGTTTTTAAACGTTTTATGTCTCCACTTTTCTGGTTGTGTGTCATTCTTATAATATTTAAATGGTACGACTTTAGCCGATAACCAGTTATTGGCAAATTTACAAGTGAAGTTGTAATAGTATAAATCCATCTCTAAAGAAATGGGTTCATCCAGCATTTCATTCTTAAATTTTAGAAGGGTATCTGTGTCAGGAATTTCGTCTAAATCAGAAATGATAATGAGGTCCTCGTCTTTTAATGCGATTCGTTGTAAACCTCGGTGAATAGCATTCCTCTGGAAGCGTTCTAGTATCCACGCATTATTACTTTTTGGCATATCATCTACCACAACGTGAACAATCTTATCTAGATATTTTTTAAATCTGTCGCGATTATTCTGAAAGTACAACTCTTTCTTATTTCCTGTGTAAGTTGTTACAGCTTCAACTATGACAAATGTATCTACGACGTCATAAAGTTCCTCAAGTCTGAGTTCTAACATATTCAACTCATTATAAAACGTGAAACAGTCAACCAACTTCATTATTTAGTTTAAACAATATTCTTTAACAGTTTAAAGATATTTGCCATTTTTACATAAATGTACGAACATCTTTGTAAAACGCCGAGTGATATAAACGAGCATCTACCAACTCTTTACAATTATGCGAAAGAGTGTGAAAGTATAATCGAACTTGGTGTTCGAGGTGTCGTATCTAGTTGGGCTCTGGTCAAGGGTCTGTCTGAAAATAACAAAAACATTAAAAAGATACTGTTGAACGATATTGAACCATGTAACGTCGATAAACTTTTAATCGAGTCTAAAGATGCTGGTGTAGATGTTTCGTGTGAGTGGAAAAATGACCTAGATTTGGAGATAGATGAAAATGTCGACATGACATTTATTGATACATGGCATGTATATGCACAGTTGAAGAGAGAACTGGACAAATTTTCTAAAGTGACGAATAAGTATATCATCATGCATGATACAACTGTAGATGAATGGCATGGTGAGACGATGCGTTGCTTTGGTGGACGCGTGGGAGCCGAAAAACAATCCAAAGAAACTGGGTTTCCGGTAGAAGAAATAATGAAAGGTCTATGGCCAGCTATAGAAGAATTTCTAGAAAACAACTCGGAATGGAAGATGAAAGAGCGATTTACAAATAACAACGGTTTGACTATCCTCGAGCGTATCTAGCAAACTGCATCTTCTCCATCATGTAATACATTTGATATGCGTCAACAATACTCGGACATCTGTATTGTTCAGGCATACATTCGGGAATACCTTCGTCGGAGTAGTAGGCCGTCTCACTTTTCATCTCTTCGAAGTGTGAAGGATGATGATTCATCAACCATGTGAGATGCTCAGCGCAAGTGTGAATCTTCCCATATCTGCGAGTGTACTCGAGGGTCAGAGCCACCCCAATCTGACACGCATACATATAGTTTTTGAGACTCGAACCAACCCACATCGTCATCGGATGCTTCTTGTGAGCAGGTTTGTATCCCCGCCTCTTTCCATCTTTGGTGTACGGTGCATGAACATGCACATAGTCTTCCTCATTGGAAAAGTACCAAGCAGTGTATAGCATTTGGCAAATTTCCAATTGGATTTTGACGACATGTTGGTCACACGACATCTCCGCAATCTCACTGGGAATCAGTGAAAGAAAGAAAATATTCATTCTTGTAGTCGTCGGTGTTGTAGACTCGAACTTCGACGTCTCCAAAGTACACGGTGTTGTTAGGGAGCTTCCAGATTTTGTCCTTGGCTTGTTGGTTCGCGTGATACGTCGCTTCCTTCAGGTTCCAGAAGAAGCCACGGTCGAGGATTTGGTTGCCGAGGATAACGTTGGTCACAAACATTTTAAGATAATTTATTACAAATATAGGTTCTACTTAGGCGTCTGGATCAGAAAAATACTCTTCTTCCACAACATCTTCTTCATCCGGTTCAATATCCATCTGTCCCTCGTCATCGGGGATGTCGTCTTCTTCCTCTTCTTCTTCTGGCGGCTCATTCTCTGTATCATCTTCCACCTCCTTCTTTTTCTCTTTCTCTTTCTTCAACTTCTTAACGGGCTCCTTATCGAATATCTTCTCCAAAATTTTTGGAACCTTTTTAGCAAAGACCATCTTCTTGTCGTGACTTTTTTTAATCTTTTCCAAAAATTCTTTACTAAATCCATGTGCTTTGTAAGCCTGTACAATTGTTTTCATGGGAGGTTGTTTCCCCCGCTTGTAATACGTTTCGTACATCGTCGCAATAGCACCATTCACCTTCACGCGGACGATACCACTCTTCAAAATCTTGAGAGTCACTTGTATACGGTCTCCATATACTAGTTCAGGTTCATCGATAACCGGAGGTTCTACGCGAGGTGTGGGTTCGGGGAGTTCGGGTTCTTTGTAGGGGATACCAAGTTGTTTATTGTTTTTTTCTAGAAATTTCAAGTATACATCTTTATCATATACGGGAGCTTTTTCGTACTTGTAGAAGGTGGTTGGTTTTTGTGTGATAATATCATATAAAAATGTACCCTCTAAAGGCTTGTCCCCTCGAATCGGAGGGGGAGCCTTAACACGCAGCGACGGGCGTTTGTACATACTCATCTTGAATATTCGAATGTGATGTCTCTAACTTAGGCGTCAGAAAAAAGTCTAGTTCACAACGAATGAGGTGAGCCGATTGTTGATTCGTATGTGTGTAATATGGGCCCCAAATCTCAATCACCTTTCGCTCTTTGTCGTACCAGAGGTAATCAAGACCAAGCTTCTGGGTAAGCCAATAAAACCTCTTACCTGTTTTCCCGATGAACGAAAAAATCTGATCATCCGTGTAATCAGACACGTCCATTTGGGAGTAATGGGTTGTGGGAGGGGTGTACGGGGCCATTGTTCTTCTTTGCTAGAGAAGCCTCTTTTTGTTTAAGTAAGTTTCTGATATGTTTTTGTGAATATACTTGTTTTTTATTTTTCTTATCGTTTTTAGTCACACGTTTTTTGGGTTCTTTATACTCCATAGTTATATAGTACTGTTTTCATATTTTTAACTTAGGCTTCCTCATCTTCATCTTCATCTTCATTTTCATCTACGAGTGAAATTTCGTCATCACTTTCGTCATCTTCACTACACTCATAGTCTTCATCTTCGCTATCATCGATGAGTTCGTATCCTTGAGGAACTTTTACAAATAAATCTGTGTCCTCGAGATTATCAACGTCATAAAAACCTGAAACAGAATTTTTGTTAATCTCTTCACATTCATCAACGAAATCATAAAAACGAAACTTGTTTCGCTCTAAAAAATTAACCACGTATGAATCCGGCTTTTCTAAAATAGTCCTTGCAATTTGTGTAGTTCCATCTTCACATTCAACATCGATGATCATATCTGTTTAACTTGAATTTTAATTCTTTAATAATATTAATGAATAACTTGAAAAATTGGGGAATACATTATATATCAAATAGAACTGTTAGACCAAATGACGCAGTAATGTTTGATATAGATGACACTCTAATTTTTACCAATGGAAAACCCAATACACCTATCATAAACCTCTTACATGAAGCTAAAAATATGGGTTACAAAATCGTGATAATAACAGCTAGACCGGGTTTCGAACAGGTAATCCGAATGACTATAAAACAATTAGAAGACAATAACATTCGATACGATTACATAGGATTTACTAGTGCATCAACAAAAAGTCTGATGAAAAAACAACTCCCGTATCACTTCGTATTATCGGTGGGTGACATACCTACAGACCTCACAGACTCTGACCACTTTCTCAACATTTCCAATTTTTATCACAATTGAGACAACTCACGAATGTTGTCATGGGTTCATCAGCCGACCGCGTCTGCAGCTGATAATAGGTGGTCTTTTTTGATCTACACCTGTTACAGGTGAAAAACCCTTCCTGATTTTTCATCTCTCTAGCCAAATATTCTTTTCGCAACTCCTTGTGAATTTTAGCTTCCATCTGTTTAGCATACAGGCCATCGGGGTTCAATTGCTCCGGTCTCATCTCAACAACTTCTTTCGTTTTAATTTTTTTCTTCAGGATTTTATCTTTAAGAGTGGGATTATTTCTGATATTCGTTTGTATGGACAGAAACTTGTGTTTATACATCTTTTTAAAATCATTGTCATCCCATCTCGGATTTTTTGAAATATTCACAGCATAATTGAAAATGTTCTTCTCGAGATTCAGGCATATCGTATCTTCACACGGAATCTCGAGAAGTTCTGAAAAACGCTCAATCACAAACTTCCTCGTGGGGTGTTCCATTTTTCTTATATTTTACTCAAATCTTTATTCACTTAGGGAAGTGGAAGACCAGCATACACATCTTTTCGCTCACAAGAATCAAAGGCGTCAGACACACGACGAGCAGGGTTTGTGTCAACAAAACCATATCTGTAATCAGGTCTACCAGAAGTATATCCCTCGTTTACGCGGTAAATGAGATAGACAATCAGGGCGGATACGAGTGCAATCTTCAGTATATTACCGGGTGTATTCTTCATTTACAATGTGTGAACATTTTTTTGTTCGAGAACCTTAAGATGAACAAAGCTATTCTCATTCATGAGGAATTGGGTAGAGTGGAAGAAATAGACTTGGACATAGCTCCACACAAAAATGAAATTTTCAAACTTTTGGGAGGTAGACAAACATTCATAGGTCAGTGGCCTGACATAGACGTTGTCATCATGAAATCGGAAGATGGTAAAACGAGGAATCTAAACATTTTACCACCACCGTTTGTTACAGAAGAAGTTTTTGGAAAAATATTATTAGTTCGGATGGACGAAAATTCTGAACCCCAGGACTTCACTTTAGAGGAGTATGACTCATTTCGCAGAAGGTATGAATGCATCCCCATTTAGAACTGCGTTTGCATACTTCATGCACAGCTGAAAATGTACATATGCCCAATCCATCGGGCTCTCCATGGTAGGTTTTCCAGGTAGAGGGTTGTTGTGTACCACACTTATGAGATCAACCTTATCACCATTCATGGATTTTCCAGTCATGTTACCCACTCTTTTGAGCCACATCACATGTTCTTCATTCTTACAGTCAAAACGAGTCACGAAGTGTGCCATTTATATTACTTAGGATTCTTTTCTATAAGTAGACGCGCACTCGGGTCAGTGATGTTTGTCCATTTAGGTCTCCATATTTCTGAGATGAGATGGTCGTTATCTTTGCCATACATCTTCCAAAAAATACTCCTATACAAAGCCTCCTCTTTCGTCAAAGGAGTGTTGTGACCTCGTGACTTAGTTCGCACCTCCCTAAAAAATGCGTCATCCACATCATCTTCGGCGTATTTTTTTATTTCATTCACCCAATTCGTACCTACAGCGTCACTCATACCATCCTTCTGCCTCCACAAAATTTCATCAGGAATATATCCTTGAAAAGCTTCTCGAAGAATTCTCTTCTCAATTGGATCCATCTTTTCATTTTGATTAATACTCATACAAACGTTTATGAAGTTCTTATCCAAAAATGGGACAATCAAGTCGAGACCGTGTGCACCCGCACATCTATCCGCCCTCAACCCATCAAACTGGTGAATCAAACGAAGACGACGCATATTTTCACATGCGAATTCATCAACATTTGGTGCGTTATGGAAATAGAGGTAACCACCCAAAATTTCATCGCTCCCTTCTCCAGAAAATATATATCTACACGTTGTGTGCTGCTTGATGTACTTGCAAAGAAGCCACATAGGTGTACTCGCTCTGACTGTAGTCGTATCATAAGACTCGAGAGAATGAATCACGTCGTTTAGGTGTGTAATACCTTCTGTGGGCGTGAACGTTACTTCTGTGTGGTCTGTATCAAGGAAAGTTGCGACCTTACGCGCAGCTTCTAAATCCGGACTCCCCTTCAACCCAATAGAAAAAGTTCGAATTTTTCCCATCTTGCGAGATGCAATAGCTGCGATGAGACTACTATCAAGACCACCGGATAAAAGAAAACCGACGTCACGGTCCGTCGTATCAATTCTATCGTGCACAGCGTGTTCGAGTGCTTCACGAATTTCACGATGGTAATTGGTCTTGATATATTTATTCACTCGCCAATAACCATTGTAGTAGCATACAAAATCATTGACATACGAGTCATAGACGTGACCAGGTGGGAAGATGTGAATCTCGGAGTTCAGGAAAAGTAGCGCCTTCACCTCACTCGCAAATGCAATAGAATCTGGTCCATACCGCGTGTAGAACATGGGTCTCACACCGACCGGGTCTCTCGCGGCGATGATACGCTTACCATCTGTGTACACAAGTGCAAAGTCACCATTTATGTTGTCAACGGCTTTCATGATACCAAAATCTCTAATCATGGGAATAAGAACTTCGCAGTCACTCCTACTCACCTCATCTCCTCTGAGGTGTTCTCGAAAGTTATAAATCTCCCCATTGCATACCAACATTTCACCCTCGTCGACAAAGGGTTGCATACCCGCATCGGTCAGGTCGTTAATCGCTAAACGATAAAAATCCATTCGACATTTACCTTTTGTCTTTGTTCTATAGTCATCTGGACCTCGGTGAGAAAGGAGATAAGAAGAAACTTCGACTTCTTCACCGAAGAGGGCTAGGATACCACACATTATTGATACATGCTAATTTATTTTTAAGTTAAATTCGAGAAGGTCTCTAAATTGCTGTTCATCGACTATAGCGTCCATCTCCTGTCCAGACATGGAAATTGATTCGATGTTACCCAGGTCTGCTGCATCAAAATTGAGAACACAATAAAATGACGAATTCGTTCGACTCGCAATTCTATCAATCGTGCCAAAATCATACGTTTCGATTTCAAGATATCGTTTCACCTGTTCAGGAGTTCGCATTTTTACATTTGTCTTACTCTTCAACTTTCTACTTCCACTAGACATATCGAAACATGGCCAGATACCATGTTTCGATCGAAATTTTGATACATAATCTACACAAGCGTGGGCTTTCTCACGCTCAGCGAAGCATACGAAACGTGTTTTACATGATGGGTCAACTAAACTTAAATATGTCCCATTTACATTTAATTTTACAAAGTGGAACTCCATATATATTTATATTAAGGAAAAAACTTTAAATAATATATATGAACTTCCCCAAAACTCCCGGACAATGTAAATATATGTTAGCATTAAGGTCCTCCAAACCAATTGTTATTGGAACCGGACCAGCTGGCTCAGGTAAGACTATGTTGGCGTGTCAAATCGCACTCGAACACGTACATAAATATCAGCGTCCGAGAATTATTTTAACGCGACCGATTGTAGCAGCGGACGAAGACATGGGGTACCTACCGGGTGACATGATTCAGAAAATGGAGCCATGGACGAAACCCATGTTCGATATTTTTGAAAAGTATTTGAGTCATAATCAAATAGATAGATATGTTCAAATCGAACCGTTGGGGTATATGCGAGGACGAACGTTCGACAACACACTCATCATAGCGGATGAGATGCAGAATGCAACACCAAACCAAATGAAAATGCTTCTGACACGCGTTGGCGAAGGTACCAAGTTGATTGTGACTGGTGACCTAGAACAATCGGACCTCGGACCAAATAATGGTCTAGAAGACCTTGTCTATAAGATGCAGTGTCTCGATTTGGATTACATTACACACGTTGAGATGGAGGATGAAGACATCGTTCGACACCCGGCTGTAAATGAGGTACTCAAAGTGCTGAACGCTTAATACTCATATTGTAATTGGGCACGAGAAAACTCCCGTAATTTGAATCGTTGTACGTCATTATTAAGCATTTTCATACCACGTTCCACGCGTCGTTGCCTTTCTTCCATCTCCTTTCTCTCACGTTTTACTTTTTCGTACCACTCCATCATTTCGTAAACTTCCTGTTCGATTTCTGTGTATCTCTCAGCAAGTTTATAGTCTGTGGGAAGTTGTCGGAGTTCTGCGGCAATCTCTTCTCCGCGAACTTCCAAGTCTTGACACTTATCCTTAAATTCTTCCATGTTACTATAAATAGATATTTCTTTACATGAGTTTATCGTAAAATTTTTCATTCGTCGGGGACACGTATACACCATCATTCCACCGACTGTCATCCTTATCGACAGATTTGATGTGCCATAAAGCTAGTTTTGGAGAATCCGAAATACAAACACCATTAGAAAATCCTGACACCTTTTCATGTAACTCATTTCCAAACTTAATCACATCTGGGTCATTCTTCAATATCCGCCCTTGATAATCCGGCCAATTTATCCATTCGAGTTCATTGACTGTATAATCATGGGACTTAAGCCAATCACTTGTAGCACCCAAATTGATATTAATCCTGGGTACCATGATAAAATCCGCTTCGGATTTGTTTATCGTACTCTTGATGTTCTTGATTAACATCTCTTTTGGCATTTCATCTGGGTCTAAAATAAAAATATAATCACCGGAACATTGTCGTATGTGATAATTTCTATGTGCCGAAAAATCTCCATCAAATTCTCTTTCACACGTGACAATCTTTTCACCAAAAAACTTCAAAACATCTTTTACAGAATTTGTCACATGTTTTTTGTCGACAAGAATGTTTATATCATCCTCGTCATCTTTCACTTTTAGTAGAAAATTTACTAAAGAGTATAATTCTCTAGACTCGTTGCAGACACAAATAGCATATGAAATTTTCATTAACTATTTTTACGTTAACATCTTTAACTTAAAGATATATAGTATGATAATACTATGTTGGTACCCAAAATAGTTCATAAATTTATCATTACGGAAGATGGTAAAATTCCAACTCTTCCGGAAGGAATGAAAAAGGCAATCGAAAGTTTTTATCGCATGAACCCGGAATACAAAATTAAAATATATTCTGGAAATGATTGTGTAGAATACATCAAAAAGTATTATGACGAAGATGTTCTAAAAACATACGAAAGTCTGAAACCATACGCATACAAAAGTGATTTTATTCGCCACCTCGTACTATTACGAGAAGGTGGTTGGCACACAGACCTGCGAATGGTATGTTTACAACCCCTCGATATTCTAAACAATCAAAACAAAGAATTTTACGCGTGTGTAGATACCCCACAAAAACAGTTGTGTATGTGTAACGGCTTTATAGGTGTCGTACCCGGTCACGCAATCACTCAAAAAATGATAGACATAGTGACATGGAACGTAAAACAAAAACACTATGGGATAGATTGTTTATATCCAACTGGCCCCGGGGCCTACATGAATGCATGTATCGATTACATTCGGAAACACTCAGAAAAGTGTATGATTGGTAAACATGTGATTGAAAGTGGTGAACAGATGATGTATTTTAGTAACGTTCGATTGTTGAAAGTAAAATATAACGACGCGAAGGGTGCTAATAACGACGACTTACCCGGTTCGAATGATTATGGTGACATGTGGAGAAATTATCAAGTCTACTCAAACAATGATCGGATGTAATCCTCGTCATGTTCTACCCAAATCTGGTGACACCCCGCCGGTTCACCGTAAGGTAAAGACTGAATTGCAAATTCCTTTGCCTCTTCGCGAGTGGGGCGAGACAAATCTGATATGGTAAAATACACATCTTCTGGTTCACCATTCCACATTTTACGATTACACAAAGACTTCATACTAGAAACTTTTCTCAAAGAAAATCCACCGTTCAACAAGATGTATTTTTCCGGAAAATTTTCAAAATTTGAGTCTTTGTATGGGTGTTCACCAAACTTGCATCTGTCACATCTACACGACGAGCAACAGATGTTCATCATGTGACCGCGCCACCTCACGTAATAATGACCACATGGTCCACCCACATAGTCATATTCGAAAAACTTTTCAGGTATCTTCTTAAATAGATAGGAATCCCACTGATTTACGAGAACAAATTCATGTTTTGAAAAGGAGTTCCAAAATCCGTAACTACAAAATAACCTACTATACTCGTTTACATCGATGTTTTTCTCGTACAATTCCATGTATCTAACATTTTTCCAATCTCGCGTGATTTCCATTATGTCATCTCGGTTCTCACCACTGTGAACAATCGTGAGTGACATATCTGTTCCACCGTAGACATTTGCGAGGTTCCATAAATTGTATTTGATGATATCCATCTTTCGAAACTCGACAAAAAGTATACACAGTTTCGAATCTTCAGCCCAACACACATTCTGACTTTCTGGTCTCGGAGTATTGTCCGCGACAATCTTCTCGTACGTGGACAACTCCATATACACATATCACACGAAAACCTTTAACTGAATATAATTTTCTATACCTATAATAAATGTCTAAATTTGGTGCTATGCGTTCGATGGCTGGAAGAGCTGGGCGTTCCATGTATGGCGCGGCGGGTAGGGCCGGTGGTGCTGCCCAGCGTGTCGGGCGCTCCGCATATGATGCGGCTGGTAGAGCTGGAGCGGCTGTTCAGAATTCTGCCGCGTACAGAGGCGTCGCCGACACTGCGAGTAAAACTGTTTTTATGAATATTAACTGGGGTACCATTGCGACGATTGTCGTACTCGGTTTCTTTTACATGGTGATAGCTTCTGTGGGTATAAACACCTTCTCCGAGTGTAAAGAGATGCAAGATAAGCCTGTACAAGAGAATCTCAACAAGTGGCTCATCGCCACCCTCGCGATTGCGATAACTATTCCTTTCACCCTCTTCGTGACCAAGGTTGCTGGTTCTAAAAAACTGGCCTCATTCACACTTCTCTATGCCATCTTGGGTATCATTGGTAGCTCCGCGACCCTCAATTGGGTAAGAAAGTGTGAGTCTGCGAAGGGTGATGAGTCCAAGCTAGTTTACAGCGGTCTCAACTTGGCCTCTTTCTTATGTGTGCTGATTATCAGCGTCATTTTATTACGGTCTAAACCTAAGATATGAACGCGATAACATACAATGTTTATATTCTACTGCTGTTCTTGGCCTACGTGATGCGTAGGGCAGGAACATTTTCCATGGAAGAAAAAGTTAAAATGATTGAATTTTTAAGTTACATGGCACTCAATCCCAATAGAGTGGCAAACCCAAGCATCGCAAGTCTACCGTTCTTAAGCTCAGCCTCAGGGGTGAACGACCAATACTCCTCATCACCAAAATCCTTGACAGTGATGAGAGATGCCACAGATAGCGCAGTGACAACACCAGTCGCAGCTGCGGCATACATCGGATCTTCGAACTGCTGAATGATATTCTCACCAGACATCGCCCAATCTAGGGAACCCCAGAGAACACCTTGCATCGCCGCACGTCCATTCACGACCTCGGCGAAGCGGGCAACCTTTGGTGGCGCTTTCGGTGTGGGCTTGGGCTTAATGCTGTAACGCTTGACATAAGAAGGCTTTACGGAGGCACAGATGAGAGAACTCATTACTGGATTACTCGCGAATCTTTTCCTTAACTAAGATTCGATTCAGTAAATATAATTGGACGAGGAGACCTGCTGACGTGTAAATTGTGGTCATGTTTATCCCATGTTTCCTGTATTGATAAATCAACCATAATACACTCGCAGATATACCTAGAAGAATCGTATTCTTCGCACTGATGTCAATTTCATCTACGTTTTGCAGCTTCTGGTACAACTGAATAAATCCAAGACCTATCGCGACACTGGATATAATCTCATCCATTTATAATATGTGTAGAATATAAATGGAACACCTCTTACAAAAATTTGCCGGAAAGATTGATGCACAAAGTCTTATCAAAACTGTAGAAGAACTCAAGAGTGAGTACATCGACGATGGTCTCACCAAAGAAGATATTCCCCCCATCCTCAGCCGTCTCATGATGGAAACTGTCAAGTTCAAAAAACTTCCAGGACCCCAAAAGAAGAAACTCGTCGTCGGCGTTCTCAACCACCTCATCGAACAGATCGATGATGGCGAAAAGGACACAGAGTTTGAAATAGTTCTTAAGTCTATTGTACCACCCATGGTGGATAGTTTTGCCGCGATGCTGAAAGCCAAACAACAGGTAGCTAAATGTCTGCCATGCCTCGCTTAAGGATTTTAAACGTAATCACATTAGAATGCGATTTCCTTCGCTGGATGTTATGATTCGTTACGGAATTTATACTGTGAAGGAACTCGAACGTTTCGCTAAAGGACTTACCCCAAAAAGGAAAATTAACATCCTAAGTGAGTGCTCAAAGTGTGATTTTGTATACGACGGACCAATTTGCCTGAATTGTCACCCATGAAGTATTGTATGGTGACGAGTTACATGTCAAAAGGGCCGGTAGTAGTGAGTGACTGTTTATGTTGTGCAGAGAGGAAGTTGATACGAATGCTGTACCGCAAATGTATCAAAAAGGGTAATAAACCCCACCAATTTACAGACTGGTTACATAGGAAATATGGTGAACTCGTGGTTGAACGAAAAAACATATACGGAGATGCTGTATCATTACCATGTGTCTTATGTAGGAAAGTCATAGAGAAGTTGGATATCAGGTGGACTGCACACGATGGTAAACAGTGGGTGCATAGTAAAAAAACGAAATATTTACCACCTTCTACACCGACGGCTAAACAAAAGAGATTGTTAGGTTTTGGGTGTAATAATCAAACCCAGCGCTGATTCTAGATTATTATGACTTCGTTTTAATGGTTTAGTTCTCTTGAGTTTTAGTGCATTGTTGTTTGAGGATGCATTCTTGATTTCATCCATTTTCTTCGTGTTTGAAATCATGGGTATAACGTTCTCTTCGTATTCGTCCATCTCGACCTTTTTAGGTGAACTCACATCCAACGTCTGATTTTCTCGAAATTGCTCAATCGTCATAGGACCCCCAAATTCTTTCAATCGCTGTCTATTAGGTGCAGCTTTAATATGCCCAATTTGATTAAACATCTGTTTACGCATCATGACAATGTTACCACATATCAAACTACCCTTTGTTAACCCATATTTATCTATAGCATAAGCTTTCATACAACTCCAAGAACAAAAGTTGCCAGTTGTGTAAAACTTATTGCGTCTTTCATCGTGTTTAAATGGTAGAGACAATTTAGTGGTGGTAAAATCGTGACAACACCACCAACACCACATACCTTAAATTTTTAATTAAGTCTTTAAGCTTTAGCCGGATGCCAATAGCAACAATAATACGATACACATACAGCAACTGAGAGACGAAGCTGTGATGACACCGGCACCAGTTTGCTGTCTTTTGTCACCGGTTAGACCATCTACACTCATTGGTATGAACGTCTTGAATTCTTCATATGTCTTGGGAACTATGAGTTCATTCGAACCCGAACCCGAATCCGAATCCGAATTCGATTGATTATTGGTTTCAGCACTACATTCCATAGTCTGATCGAGGTTGACTACACCACCATTCTTAATATCACCATACAAGTGTGCATCTTGTTTACAGACTGTAATCGTTTGACTACACACATCCGGTTGCGCATTTGGTTGATATTGACCATCACGACTGCAAATGTTTGGAACAAAACATTTTACAGAAAAGTTTTTAGTTTCTATTTCAGATTGTGCGTTTCCGGGAAACTTGTTGTACTCTTCAACAACTTCGTCACAACCTGGGAGGGTTGGATTATCTACACAACCCTTCACACCCTGGTTAGAAACGTTAATGCACGCACACTTAGAATCGGTAGGATTATTTGCACACCATTGAAGTCCGCGAGCTTTTTTTGTAGCTTCATCTACGATGATATCGTAACAGGTTCTACCATCTGAATGAATTTTTGCATCGAGGTGGTCTAAACTTGTACAAAAACCGGTACTATTTCCAGCCTGAGTTGTCATACCCCAAACTAGCTGGTCCCATTGGTTTTTAAACTGTCCGTTAGTCTCTACGGCACCGGACTGCGTAATACTAGAATTTTGAGACAACTGCACAAGTTTATCACCGGTGACTGAGTTAAACGTGCATTTCAGAGCTGCTTCCGAATTGTTAAAATTTGTACTCTTTCCAGGATAATTACTCAAGTTACCCCCACCATCTTTACCACCACCAACCCAAGATGCACTATCTGATGAAGCGAGTGTACAAGGATTTTGACCACCGCGACTACCCACATGACTTATCCATTGTGTCGTGGGATTTAAACACCAATGTCTTCTACGACCTGAACTACCTTTCCTGTGCCTAGAAATCATACCAGATGGGCAACCACCATGATCGCCGTCACGATTACTGTTTTCCTGAAAAAAGGCTTGATTGTATGTAACAGGCATCTTAAAAAATGTAAATATTTTTTTCCTGAAGAACTGTAGATATGTATGTGGTCATTTTAATAGCCATGTGCATCATGATATTTTTTTATAGACGCACTAAAACAATCCACATCGACGCAGAAGGGTATCTCCAAAAAAGTGTTCTTTCAAATAGAGAATGTCAAGAACTCATCAACATCGCAAAAACATTTGAGTTTGAAACAAAACCAGATGGTGTTGATAATCAACCTGAATACCAGATTGATATATTAGACGGTGACGTAAAAAATGAAAAACTTTGGAAAATCTGTAGAAATATATACGAGACAAAGATTCCCCCCATAGATAAAAAGTTAAACTATGTTTTCTTGAAGAGATATACACCTCAAGAACGTACACACATTCCCCTACATTATGATGACAATCATGTAACGGCGAGTTTTTTGCTATCAAAAACCTCTGACTTCTCCGGTGGTCAACTGTATGTATTCTCCTTAGAAGAAAGTAAAAAGTTGGATTTGATTGATCACATAATTCCGATGACAATACAGAGGAGAAATACTCTCATCGATAATTACAAAAATTTACCCATCCTAAAATACGAACAGGGGGATATGGTTAAATATCCGGGTGGTACGCGCATGCATGGAACATTACCCGTTACTTCGGGTGAAAGATATGTACTGACTTATTTTTTTAATTAAGGTTTGATAAACTTGAGAAGAGTGTCTAACTCTTCCTGAGTCATCTTACCATCGGAAATATCCTCCTTAATAGTCTCATCGTCTCCCTCAACACCTTCGTTGTACTCAATACGACGACCGGAACGCTTGTACATCCAAACAATCACGGCGATGATCGCAACAAAAAGTAAAATCCGATTCATCTTTAATTTCTTAAAGTTCATTTTATTTAAAAGATACTGATATTATTTTCTCTGAACATTATAAACATGGGAGGTGGTAATAGTCAGACCATCGATCAAACTTTTGAAATGAATGTACTGAATGAATCTCTTTTCAAGCAAGTGACTACCAACCAACAATCTCTGAGTTCTTCTTTAGGCAATGAGCAGGAGATTTACGTTGAAGTTAATGATATGGGAGAAAAGTGTGACATAGACCTCACACAAACTATAAACTCTTCCTCAGTTTCCAGTGCTGTCATGGAACCACAAACCATAGCTTCGACCAAGACCGCAGCTGAGACACACCTTCAAACCGTCGCACAAGCTGCGGCCGAAAAATCTACACAGGCTGGTAATTTCCAGTTTGGTGATAGACAAAATCTGAGCCAAGATGTTCAACAAAATATCACCAACATCGTCGAGCAGGTTTTCGAAACCGAAAACATTAACTCCGTCGTCGCCGAGATGGTGAATGTCCAAGAGGGTGTACTTAAAATTGGTAAGTGCAACGGTAAAATTAGTCTCGACCAAAATATTACAGCCTCTCTAGCGGCTGAGGCTATCACGAAATCTGTCTCGGAGGCGGTCGCCGAGAATGAAGTTCTTTCTGACCTGGCTGCCTCCGCTGGAGCCACCACAAAGTCGGAAGCTGGTGGTCTCGCCGAACTTGTCGATTCGATAGGAGGTGCACTGACTGGTCCCATGAGATATGCGGCTATGGCTTCTGTGGCGTGTGTATGCATAATATGTCTGGTGCTCCTAATGTTCATGCTCTCTCCAAGTGGTCAGAAGTCTGCTAATCGTTTCGTGAACGCTGGTATGCGCCGTTTCAATCGTTAATATTAAAAACCATTCGTTATAATTCCATCAACATTGTATCTATACATATACTCCAACTCTTTGTCTTCTTTATGTGTATAGGTATAAACTTTGACATCTCTCATTTTACAGTACGAGATGAACCCATGGTCCAAACATGTCCAATGAAGTATGACAGCGTTTAAATCGTTTGTGATGTAGTTGTATTCACTTTCGTGAAAAGTCGTCTCAAATGTCGAACCCTTTTGAAAACCATATGGTAAATTATACAGTATCTTTCGATTGAAACTACAAAAGAAAACATCCCTCGTCGGTTCAGTTTTGTAAAACTCCATGAGGGCTCCCACGATTGTCATATTGTTACCCTTGATATCTATCAATAGGAGTGTTCTTCGAATTTCTGGAATTTTATCGTACACATCCCTCAATGTGCACACACCATTCTCCCTCAGTTGTTCTAAAGAAATGTCCGCAACAAACTTATCCCCCAAATATACATCATGATGTAACACCAACTCCCCCGTTCCACACAACTGCACATCAATTTCAACACCATCGTATTCCCGGTGAACAGCCTCACGTATCGCCTCTATACTGTTATCCCTGAACCTTATGGAATACCCTCTGTGTGCTATACACTTCATCCTAACTTAAAGACATTTTAATTCTTTATACCAATGATACTCAGTATTGATGTTGGTATAAGGAATTTGGCGATGTGTCTTTTAGATGAGGAATGTGGTAATCTGGTGAGAGAGTGGGATGTATCCGGAGTTCCACCTGAACATAAAGACGGTGTATATGTCTCACTTCGAAAACACCTAGATGAGAGACCTTGGGTACTTACCGCCAAAACTATTCTCATCGAAAAACAACCCGAACGTAACAAGAAAATGATTTCAGTGATGCATTTTCTCCATGCCTACTTCATCATCAAATGTCCTGATGCGGAGACAATCTTATACGACGCTCGACACAAGATTCCAGATGTAGCTGGTCCGGGTAAAGCGCAGTACAACAAGAGGAAAAAAGTGTCCATAGAGAGATGTGAAGCCTTTATCCGCGATGGCAACACAAATGTTCATTGGTTGGATACGTTTCTCAAGTCTAAAAAGAAAGATGATTTGGCGGACACTGTGATGCAAGCTCTCTCATTTGTGAATAGAGTCGAAGTTGTACCGGCATCTAAAAAGAAAAAATCAACAAAACTCGTTCCTCGAAAACCAAATGAAAATCAAAAGATGACAAAATATTCTAAATCAAACTTGGCTTGGATTTATCTGAACAAACCTGAATGTGAATTTCTAGAAAATAACAAAAGATTTATGAAAGATTTAAAAAGATATTATCGAGATATTAATGACCTTGTTAAAGATTTGAAGTGAATGGAAAATATACCATGTCTCTCACCATCCGTATGTCTGCCGTGAACAAGCCCAACATCGACCGAGTCATTAAGAGTAACAAGCGTCTCAAGTCCGCGTTTCATAATAAGAAGCCAAAGAGAAACACACACCGTGTCGCACTAGATGAACTCGATACGTTTGTCGAACTCATCGACGAGGCTATTGACGCCATGAACGACACGTGGGTTGAGATTGAGAACACACAAGAAAAGTTGTACAAGTTGTACGATTTTTGCGGAGAGGTTCCAATGGATGACGAGTGTACCTATTAAAGATTTGAACGGATAGTAAATCATAATGGAGAAAGTCTTAGACCATGGCTTTGTTCGTCTCGTTGATCACATGCCTCAACAAGATTTGGACACATCAATCGTACAAGCGGCCCGAGTCTCCTACGGTGACGGTACCAAAACCTCCCGTGGAGACCGAGGTCTCATCCGATATCTCCTTCGACATTGGCACACAACCCCATTCGAAATGGTTGAATTCAAATTTCATATCAAAATGCCCCTATACATTGCCCGACAACACATGCGGCACCGCACCGCCAGTATAAACGAACTTTCTGCAAGGTACTCTGTCGTACCTAAAGAGTATTACGAACCTGACATCATCCGTGGACAATCTGCAGTGAATCACCAGGGCTCCGAGGGTGTCGTAGAGATTGGTGAACACCTCAAGACTAGGACAAGTGAGCATCTAAGCAATGCATTTAGTGTCTACGAGGACCTTCTCGAAAGTGGATGTTGCCGTGAACAGGCTCGGGGGAACCTCCCACAGTCTACATATACCGAGTTCTATTGGAAGATAAACCTCCACAATCTCCTCCACTACCTTCAACTGCGAATGGAACCGGGAGCACAGAAAGAGATCCGCGACTATGCGAATGCCATCTACAAGCTCGTGCAACCCCTCGTCCCCATCACGATGGAGGCGTTCATGGACTTTAGGGTGAACGCGATGCAACTCACAGGTCCCGAGATTGAGGCAATTGCCAATAACAAGGAAATTGAATCACCTGGTGAGCGCCGCGAGTTTCAGGAGAAGTTAAAGCGACTCAAACTTAAAAATTAAAAATGTCATTACAATACAAACATGTTCGCTATCCCAAACACTTCCGTCGTATTCGCTGCTGCTAACAAGAAGAACAAGGATTTCAAGAAGCTAGGTAAGAAGGTGCAGAGGCAACGTCAGGGTGACCTTGAGAAGATCAGGGACAGACTCTCTGATATTGCCAAGGATGAGACCAAGCGCGTGAAGGAGGTTTTCGAAGAGCACAAGAAGCTTTTCCAGAAGGCCAAGCCCAAGGGTTCCGCGAAGAAGACCTCTATTGATTTTTACGAAAAGTAAACCAGAGGGTACATAAGACAAAAAACATAGCCAACGGTGTATCACCGAATCTCTCAGCCAGAAGGGCACACACGACACTGTATTGTACAACCCGTATTTCCTGCCTTGTTTTGACCATAGACCTCTTCATGGCTGCTCTGGATTTCTCCAAACCCAGAACAGCTGTACTTATCTTTCCAATCTTTGATGGAATTTCTGTTGTCTTCATGACCATCTCACTGATATCAATGGATTCTATGAACTGTTGTTGAATCATCGGTTCCAGGTAGGTGTAATAATTAAACTCCGGATCCAACTGGACGCAAATACCTTCGATGATAGTGAAGGACTTTGCCAGATACACAAAGCTTGTTGGTACAACAAACGGTTTTTCGGCAGCCAATTGCACAGCGAGGTCATCGTTCATGATTCCCGAACCATCGAGGGTCTCCAAGTAACCCAAAATATTTTCGAAAAACAATTCGATGTCAGATACATCGGTAGTAGTAGGTACAATGACACCAAGTTTTATGAGTACATCTACAATACCAGCAGTGTCACGAGTGATGATAAACCCAAACAAGTTCTTAAATCCATCCCGCAATTCTTCAGACAATCGTACAAGCAACCCAAAGTCATAAAATACAAGTTTACCCCTAGATGAAAACCCTAAATTACCTGGATGTGGATCCGCATGGAAGAGACCATTGTCCATCGTTTGGATGACATATGAATTTATGAGAGCTTCACAAATCTTCTTCTTATTGATTTTTGGATCCTTAATTTCTGTGAGCTTGGTGGATGGTACATATTCCATGACAATCATGTCATCATTCGAATACTTTTTATAGACTCTCGGAATCTTGACCCAATCGACATCTTTCATACTTCTTCGAAACTCTGCAGCATTCTCAATCTCCTGAAGATAGTCCGCCTCACCAAGAAGATACTCAATAGATTCGTCGAGTACATATCCAGAACTATTACCAGTATCGATTCCAATCCACTCCAGGAAATTGACGATGTCCCTAATTGTGTCGGTGTCCTCTTTCATGATGTCGAGAATACCAGGTCTCTTCAACTTGACAACAACTTTTTGTCCATTTTGGAGCACCGCCATATGAACCTGACCGATGCTCGCAGATTTGAATGGCACTGGGTCAAACTCTTTGAAAATGTTGTGATATACATCAGTATCAAATTCCACGGGAGGGACGTCGTCTTGAAGTGTTTCCAACTCCTTCGTAAATTCGGGTGGATAGAGATCCGCTCTCGTCGAAGCGATTTGACCTAATTTTACAAAGGTTGGACCGAGTTCAAGAAGTTGTTCCTTCGTCCATCGACCAAGCTCAGATTTATTTTGTACAGTTGCGTTTTTCCATAGAAATTTACCCGCAAACTTCCATGTCTTAAACTTTCTGTTAGGAAGCCTAACGGGAACTTGTTTGGCTACACATAACATCCTACTTTTTGTAAAGTTTTTTATTTTCTTAAGTTATATAAATGAAAAAAGTCGCAAACTTGTTTTCACCAGTAACTAAGCCAGCGGAATTTTTTATTAATTCTCAACCCATATTCTTTTCGTTAATCATCTTGTATCAGGGTCTTTTCTCCGGAAACGCCGTTCAAATACCCATGAGACTTAAGAAACTCTTTGATAACAAGACTTTCCGTTTCATCTCCCTGATGCTCATCGCTTTAAGTGCGACGAAGGATATCGAGTATGCTCTTATTTCGACCGTGATATTCATCACAATTCTTTATGCTTTGAAAACCCCTGAAGAGCGCGAGAAGTCTGGTCTCATTTAATTTGTGAGTTAAATTTAGAATGAAGATTCACATCGTTGGTGCCGGACCATGTGGTATGTCACTCGCGTGGGAAATTCTTAAATCAGGTGAACATGATATAACAATTTACGACCGAAAAGTTTCAGCAGGTGGTTCATGGTGGGAACCAGACGAAGACGTTCGAGATCTTCATGCACACAGGATAGTTTTCGATCGAGCGTTTATAAACACACGTTCACTTTTTGACGAAATGAACATAGAGTGGGATGAAATGTTTAAGGCGAAAGATAATGGAGAACATGTGAACTATGTTTTTCGCTCACTGGACTTCAAAGACTATGGAACACTCATCTCTTTCATGTCGAAAGTTTTATTTAATCCTCAAAAATACAAATCAATCTCTGTCAAAGATGCCATGGGAACTCTCAGTCAATCGGGACAGGAAGTTATCGAACACCTACCTCTCATAATGGACGGTGTCACATGGGACATCATGTCAGCATATGAATTTGTAAAAAATCTAGACCACGTCGCCATGTCTAAACCGTACACACAAAGAGTCTCTGGAAAAGTGATGTGTGACGCAATGGAAGAAGCTCTTCTCGAGGCGGGTGTCAACTTTATTTTTGGTACAGAATTGGTAGATGTGGAATACCTAGATGATGGATACACGGCTACATTTTCGGATGAACGAAAAATTGACGATGGTATGCTCTTCTTGTGTATAGATAATAGTCCAGCACTCACATTTTTGGGTGATAACTGGGGACCAGAAGCTGATAAAATGGTACGTCAAAGTACATATGGTGCGATAAATGTTCTTTTAGACTACGAGAATGTTCCAAAGATAAAAAGTGACTTGGAAGTCTCCGCCTCTACACCATGGAAATTACAACCCAAAGTTCTTTGGGGTACAAATACAATTTCATGTGTCATATGCAACCTCACACCAGAAATAGTATCGACAGACCCAGATACCATAAAAGTAGAAGTTGTCAAACAACTCGGTGTTCCGGAACCCGATGACATACGAATAGGGTGGGGTGCTGAATGGAATGGTGAGAAATGGGAATTTTCTCAGTCGTCGGGAGTTCTCAGTCTACATGGTCAACTACCATTTTTTGGAAAATGTCCAAAAGTTGCTATGTGTGGTATGATGTCTCCGAGATGTACACCTTATTCGAGTATAGAAGCCGCGATAGAAGTTTCTAGGAGTTTATCACATGAATGCTTTGGTACACGTGAACCACTGAAGCCCATGTTACTATCTCAAATTATCACAATCGTCGCCGTGTTGCTTATAGTTTTAATTCTCATCTATCGTAATAGAAATCAATGAAGATTATTGCACAAGTACACGAACCGATGTATGATTTCAATAACAAAAAATACATACGCCTCGTAATTCCAAACAAGGGTGCACAAATCATAGAAGATATACACAGCAATAGGATGCACCTCCTCGTGAATCAAAACATAGACAACCCCCTCGATGGAAGAATTCTAACCGTCAAAGTTCCTTTCCGTTATAGGAGAGTGATGTGTGAAGTCAAAGGAAGACCCATTCAATCTCTTATAAAGGGTGATGAAGTGGAAGTCGTGATAGACTTCAAGGGTATTTGGAATGTTGGTAATTACTCAGGCTTCTCCTGGATACTCTCAAGCTGCTCTACATCCTGATTGGGGTCGTTAGGAAGGTCAATAGTCGTGAGACCACCCTTCTTGAAGCCCTCAAAAGTCTGAAGCATACCTTGAAGACGGAATACTTCTTGGGTGAGCTGTTCGATGTTCATACGAAGCTTCTTAATATTTTCATCAACGTCAACAACTGGCATTTCTACTTATTTAAAGTTTTTCATCTTTAAATAAGTAGTTCATGACGGTTCTTACTAGAACCGGATATTTAGTGGACGCGGGTCCAATCCAAGAAATTAAAAAAGAACTTACGGTAAGACCGGTAGTCAATAGTGACTATGGATTTCCTCCACCGCCTTTTAAAGTTTTCAGACCAACTAAGAATGGAATCTGCATTCCAAGATTCTACGGAACTTCTAAGTTTGGAGAACCCATCCATGACAAACGACCAGAACCAGCTCGTACCAGAACCAAGTTCGTCGGACAGCTCAGAGATGCTACACATCAGAACGAAGCACTTGCGGCAGCAATTAAAGCAGGTCACGGTGTCCTTTCTCTACCATGTGGCTATGGGAAAACGACGGTATCCTTGGCTATAGCTTGTAAATTGGGATACAGGACGATGATTGTCGTACACAAACAATTTTTAGCTGACCAGTGGAAGGAGCGCATTCAACAATTTTGTCCGGGTGCGACAATCGGTATTGTGCAACAAGACAAGAAGGAAGTCGAATGTGATTTCGTCATCGCGATGCTTCAATCTTTGTCTTTGAAAGAATACAGCTTCACGGATTTCGAGAGTATAGGAACACTCATAGTAGATGAGGCTCACCATATTTGTGCGAAAGTATTTAGTCAAAGTCTCTTCAAGTTGTGTCCTCGACATATTTATGGTCTCTCTGCGACTCCCGAGAGGAAGGATGGTCTCACCAAAGTTCTACATTGGTTCATGGGTCCCACTTTTTTTTCCATAGAGAGAAAAAATCAAGAACAGGTTGAAGTCTTCACGGTGACATTTGATTCACCCAATTATCGAAACCCACCACCATCCATGAGGAACGGGAAAATATCCATGCCCAACATGATTACTGAACTTGTTGAAGACCGACAGAGAAACAAAATGTTAGTCGAACTCGTGAAAAAGGCGTCGGCGGGTACGAGACAACTCTTAGTACTGAGTGACCGCCGACAACATTGTGAATTCCTTCATCAATGTTTTCCAAAAACGTCGGGACTTTACATGGGTGGCATGAAAGAGGCACAGCTTCAGGAATCGTCAAAAAAGAAGATTATCTTCGCGACGTTCAGTCAAGCCCACGAAGGTTTAGATATACCAACGTTGGATACAGTGATTCTAGCTTCACCAAAGTCTGACATCACACAGAGTATAGGGCGAATCATGCGAGAAACGAAGGGAAAGAAGAATGAACCACACATATACGACGTACACGACCCATGGTCAATTTTCACAGCAATGTATTACAAACGGATGAAAGTGTATAGACATGGTGGCTTTAAAATACATGGCAAACCAAGGGAAGAAAAGAAAAATGACTTCCCCCAGGGAAAGTGTTTGTTTTTATAATCTAATTAATAATTAAATGTCTGGTGCATTAATACAACTCGTCTCCAAAGGCGTACAAGATATGTATCTCACGAGTGATGAAGGACTTTCATTCTTTCGTATGAAGTTCATGAGACATACCAACTTTTCTCAAGCTCCCAAATTCATTAAAATGACGAACGACAGAGATACATCTATCACGATACCCGTGTTGGGTGACGTCATAAACGGTTTATGGATTGAGGGTTCGAATAAAGCACTCGACATGTTTTACAAATCGACCATAGATTTATACATTGGTGGCCAAAAGATTGATTCACAACATTTCGATTACTATGCCGACATATGGCCAAATTACTTAGCAGACACTTACAGCAAATCTAGAGAATTAAACAATAAGTCATCTTCCATGAATCCAAGCTTTGTACCCCTCCAGTTCTTTTTCTGTAACCACAAAGCCTTTCTACCACTCATCTGTCTACAGAATCATCAAGTCGAGTTGAAGATACACTTTAATGATTCGAGTCTAACCCCCCTGACCGAAGACGAAAAAACATTTTCGATTTATGGAAACTACGTGTTTTTAGATAAAGATGAACGAGAAAGTATGGTGAAACGTTCCATGGACTTCATCATCACACAAGTTCAGAAAATCGAGTACCCTCTCAACACATCAGATGGTTACAACGTTCTGGACCTCAGTCAGTTCAATCATCCCGTTAAATCTCTCTTTTTTGGTTTTGATGTTTCGAGTGATGATTACAAAAGTGATTTCTTCAAATTTTCTACAGTCGACTTACATCTGAACGGAACCCCACTTTTCGAAAACATGAAACCAAGTTTCTTTCACACCATCCAAAATTATTACAAGTCTCAATATGGTATTTCCGATTTTGATTCTACGAGACAAATTCTGTACTACACCCGATATTACACGTATCATTTCTGCCTCAACGCATCCGAATACAACCCCTCGGGCAGCTGTAATTTTAGCCGCCTCGACAACGCTAAGATGATCATTCGAGGTGCAGAGAAGGGTTCCTTGAGACCCAGTGACCAGTCTTTATTTGTGTATGCTCTCAATTACAACGTGTTGAGAATTAAGGATGGATTGGGTGGTATTCTGTTTGGTAATTAAATTTACCACAAGGGAAAACCTCGAGGTAGACATAGTTACACAATTACGCCCTGATGGTATCAGAGACGGCGAGTAAAATCACGCCAACAATGAAAGCCATGATGACGTAATTCATTTCCGTTTCTTCGAGACCGACAGGTGGTTCCTCTACTTTTGTTGGTTCTTCGACAATCTTCGGTTGTCGGACGGGAGGTTCCAGTTCCTCCAGCGGACAATACGCTATCATTTATATACTAATTAGAGATTAATTTCCGTCTTCTTTTTTCGACGAGTTCGCTTGGGTTTAGTCGAACCACTGACGTTAACCTCCTTAACTTCTCCACCTGTAGAATCACCCGAAATGGATACGATGTCAGATAAATCGTCGTCATCGTCAGCGACACTCTCTTGAGTCATCGTGGTATTCATAGGTGGGGGTGGAGGCATCATAATTCCACCCATTAAGCTAGAAATGTCTACACCAGGACCCTGCATCTCGTACTGCCCAGTGCCTCCAACTGGTGCATCAGTCGCGGGACCCTCGGGGGAGCGTGTGGTATTCTGAACCGCCGCCATCATGTTCTTGACCAAATCGGGATTCTGCTTGATGACGTCATTCATGTTAGGCATCACCGACTTAAACATACTGTTGGTGAGGTGGAACATCATCGCCGAACCACCCAACATCATGATAAGCTTCACCTCTGGTGCGACACTCACCTTAGAACGGTACTTCACGTAGAGTTCCTCAAACACACCATCGTAGTCGTCGACATTTTCCATCACCGACTCAGACCAACCCTCAAGCTGAATCTCGAATGGGTTGTATCGCTTATTAAGAAACTCCAGGCCAGTCACACAGGCAATCAACATACGTCTGGAAAATCGAATAGATTGTTCAACATCTATACTGTAAGTGATTCGCTTAACCTCTGACCTGAGTTCCTCGACGTTAGAATAAGCGTTGAGCCTCTTGTTAACAGCGAAACCCTTCTTCTCGAGTCGAGCGAGTTTATTGAGAAGGTCAGACTTCTCCTCATCGACGGAAGTGTATCCCTTAGAAGGTTGCTCCTCTTGAGTAGAAGGTCCCGCACGGTCATCATCAAAAAATGTGGGTTCATCCTCACCATAATCAATCTCCTCATCTTGCTGAGGCTGCACAGGAGCAGACTGTTTGTTGGGATTTACAAAAGCATCCATCGCCTCCTGGTGTTGTTGAGGAGGTGGAGCACGATGGTTGACAGGTCTAGGAACTGGTCTAGGTCTAGGAACGGAAATTTCAATTTCATCCATCAGAGCCTGTTCATCTGCATCCAATTTCATCACAGTGGTGTTTCCTCGGTCGAGAATAATTTCTTCGTCCATCTACTCTCTATATGGAAACTAAAAAAATATCTTTAACGCACTTTAAAAAAATGTACACCTATAATAAATGTTCAAGTTCAACAAGGCTAACCGAAATGCGATCTTTTCCATTCTTTTCCTGATCGCACTCATCGTGATTCTTGGTATGACCCGAAACACCAGCAGGTACCAACCCAGACCCATCACCATCGAAGCTGTGAGTGATCAATCCATCTTCGACCTCAAACCCAGTATGGAATGCACCCCCGGTTCCGGTAAGGAGGACGATGCTTACACCGTTGGTCTCACCCCTGGTGGCCTCTGCGGCGCTCAAAAGCTCGTCGGAGAACACGCCGGTTATTCCATTACAGGTGGAATCGGTGGATCTTTAATCTAAACTATTTATAAATGGCTCTCATTACTTCACCCACTGAGACTATTCCAGACCTCAACTATGAGTATTACACCATCACCATCGATTCTATAGACCAGACGAGTGCTAATGCATTTACCGTTCATCTCGAAAACCCTTTACATAATGTCGTACAGGCGAGATTGATTGCGGCGCATCTTCATACACTCGACACAACCGAACACATCTACGTATCCATCGAAGAACTCGACTCCATGTTTAACGACAGAGCCACCAACGTTATCGGTGGACAATCGGGTTTAAGCAAAGTTAAAAATTCTTTCGCGAGTTTGGTGACTACCAACGCTGACCATGGAAACGGTGATCATGTCCAGATTTTCATAGATGATTATCCAGTAGTAACTCAATACATAAACCCTATCAGAAAGATTAGTCGTTTTACGATTAAAATGTATGATCAGAATGGTGACCCACTCCCCCCAAACACTAATAACAACCCCAACCATTTAATAATCCGTTTCGTGTGTAGAAAACCCAACATGTAATTTTCTTTCCTTAGAGTAGTATACCATGTCCGCCGGCGTTGTTCAATTGATAGCTATCGGTGCCCAAGATGAATACATCATGGGCAATCCCGAAATATCTTTCTTCAGTTCAACCTTCAAAAGACATGCTAATTTTTCACAGTCCATCGAAAAACAAACAATCCATGGAGCGGTGAAAAACAATTCGATGTCCAGCGTTCAGTTCGAACGTTCTGGCGACCTTCTCGGTTATGTTTATTTCACGTTAGATGATACCCACAAAGCGCTCGACGTGCAGAGATGGGATACAATTATCGATAAAGTTGAACTTTTGATTGGTGGCTCTGTTGTAGATACACAGGATGCCATATTCACAGAAAAGATTGCTATCGATACTTTCGCCCAAAATGTATCCAAAAGCTCGAATGGAACACACCCAGGTGTGAGCGCTCGTTCTTATTTTTATCCACTTCGTTTCTTTTTCTGCGAAGGTCCACAGTGTGCCTTGCCCCTCGTCGCCCTCAACTATCATAACGTCGAGATTCGTATTCACTGGGCCTCGGCTGCATCGAATTATAACATAGAGTGTTACGCCAATTACTATTATCTCGATAACGAAGAGCGTGGCAACATCGCAATGCGTAAACACGACCTTCTCATTACACAGGTTCAGAAAAATATTCCATCTCTGAGTACCATCCAAGACCTGACATTCAATCATCCCGTGAAATACATCGCTTCTTCCGACACAACCACACACGGTGCTCTCACTTCACCCACCAATAAACTCAAACTCAACATAAATGGTCTAGATGTGTTTAATTACAGATGGGGTAAACCCCACTTTATTGACGTAATGAGTTATTATCACACGAACTTTGTGACATCCCCCGATTTCTTTCTGTACTGCTTTTGTCTCTCCACAAGTTCATTACAACCAACCGGAACACTCAATTTCAGTCGACTCACCTCAGCTAAAATCATGAGTGAATCTATGCCTATCAACGATCCAATATATGCAGTCAACTACAACATACTTCGTATTGAAAATGGTATGGCGGGTCTCCTCTACGCAAATTAAAATGCCCCATTATATTAAATGGTCAAGAACATCCCGACGATCGAACGTTCGACCAAAATTAGGTTTGGTAAAAACACTACTGATAATCAGGCCGATAATACGATCGTGTTTAACGCTTCGAATGTAGAATTTGACGTGACAACATCTGGTGGAGTATACATTTCGCCTGTGAGAGTGAAAGACGACTTAACCAATCCAAATATGACTATGTTAGCATACAATAGTGTGACCAAAGAAATTACCGATTCGGGTGTACCAGCTAGGGATAAATTTGGTACTTCTTTTGATAATGCTGTTAACGCCGGAAATGCTACATCAAACACAATATTATTAACCAACGAGGACACCGGTTTAGTAGCAAATGGTAACATAGTAGCCAATTATTTCGTGGGTGATGGTTCCCAGCTCACTGGTATAGTCACAGACCTTCAAAGCGTCACCAATAATGGAAATACCACATCGAACACCATTCAATTTACAAATTCAACCACAAGTCTCATCGCTTCGAGTAACGTTGTGATAGATGGAAATTTGACTGTAAATGGTGCGTTATCAAAAATAGACACCGTGAATACCGCCATCAAAGATGCTATCGTCGAACTCGGTAAGGGTAACACATCTTCAGACCTTGGTCTCATCATGGACCGCCCAGATTCTAATGTTACAGTTGGTTTTAGAGAAGGTACGGATGAATTAATCATGGCATACACAGATAGTAGTGCACTCGGTTCCACTATCATTCCATTAACGACCAAAGATTTAGATGTCCATGTCTACGGTAACGTAGAAGCAAAATATTTTACCGGTGACGCCTCTTTACTCAGTAATATTGCATCCACCCTTCAAAGCGTCACCGACAATGGTAACACAACTTCGAACACTATCCAATTCACAAACAATGCTGTCAGTTTAACCACAACGGGAAATGTCACAGTGGGTTCAAATATTTCAAGCTCACTTTTTGAGGTTGTTAGTCGCGTAGAGATAACACCGGAATTTAGACAAAGTGGACAAACCATACAAACTACATCTTCTTCTGAAAATATGGGTTGGTCTGTGTCTATTTCTGGTGATGGTACACGAGCAGTCGTGGGAGCACCGTATAGTGGAGCCAGTAACACCGGGCACGTCGCTGTCTACGATTCGGGTGGTTCACGGTGGACACAAGTTGGTAGTGATATAGTTGGTCAAAGTACAGACGCTTATCTGGGTAAGTCTGTAGCCATATCATACGATGGATCCCGGATAGCTATTGGCAATGACACTAATAATAAAGTCATGATCTACGAACTGGTAAATAGTGTGTGGACACAACTTGGTAATGATATAACCGGCACTGGAGGATTTGGATATGCGGTCGCATTGTCGTCCGACGGTTCTTATGTCGTTGTGGGTACAGACGGTGGTGATTATGTGGAAGTGTATGAATGGAGTGGTTCCAACTGGTCAAAACTTGGTTCGACGATGAGTTGGGGAAGTCTTCCAAATGGATTTGGAAATGCAGTTGACATATCGTCTGATGGTTCTAGAATTGTAATCGGTATACCTGAAGAGGGGTCGGGTGTAGGGCGCTTGCGTGTATACGACTACAATGGTTCACAGTGGCAATTAATCTTGGATGCGTTTGCAAATACGATTTCTGGTCAGGTAAACTCCTATCAACATTATAGTACTTCAGTAGGAATCTCTGCGGATGGTTCTAGGATTATAGTCAGTGCAGCGGCATCTAATACCGTTCAAAGTTTTGTTCACGTATTAGAGTACGACGGTTCTAACTGGTCACAAGTCGGTAACACACTTTATGGTGACACGACTAATGGCCAATTTGGGCATTCGGCAGCTATATCTTCGGATGGGTCTCGTATCGTTGTTGGAGCGTACAACACTGGGAGAGGGTATGTACAAATATACGAACTCGATAACAATCAATGGAATCAAATTGGGGCAAACTTAGTCGGTGTATCTCCCGAAGATGAATATGGTTGGGATGTCGATATATCGGGCGATGGTACTCGCGTAATTGTTGGTATACCTGGCACTAGCTCAAGTTTTGCAGATGGTGCTGTTAAATTATATAAATATGTGACCACGGATGAGGCTGTGTTTTTAGGTGTTGACAGTGTCAATCAACGAGTTGGTATCATGACTGATAATCCAACTTACACCCTCGACGTAAATGGAAATAGTCGTGTAGATTCTATACACGTGGCCAATACCGATGTAGGTGTGGTAGCCACCGGTAACGTCGAAGCCAATTATTTTATTGGCGATGGTTCACAACTCAGTAACGTTGCCACGACGTTACAAGCTATCACGGATAATGGTAACACCACCTCGAACACTATTCAGTTCACAAATCCCGATGTAGGCATTGTAGCCACCGGTAACGTCGAAGCCAACTATTTTATTGGTGACGGTTCTCAACTCAGCAACGTCGCCACAAATTTACAGGCTATCACTGATAATGGTAACACTACTTCAAACACCGTTCAATTCACAAACACTGATATCGGTCTCGTAGCTACCGGTAACATCCAAGCCAATTATTTTATTGGCGACGGTTCGCAATTGACAGGTCTTGTCACAGACCTAGAGAGTGTCGCTAATAATGGTAACACCACTTCGAACACCGTTCAATTTACAAACGCCGATGTAGGCATCGTAGCCACCGGTAACGTCGAGGCCAACTATTTCGTTGCTGATGGTATTTATATACCAGATACGGATACGACTATATCAACAAAAAATGTAACTTCCAGTGCATCAGTAGAATGGGCTACGAGAATGGGTGGAACGACTTTTGATTACGGGTACGGTATATCTACGGATAGTGGTGGGAACATCTACATGACCGGATATTATCGCAGTTCTCAACTCACTTTATATAACGCAGATGGTACACCTTTTGGTACAACGTTACCCAATTCGGGTACTTCGACTAGTGACGACGTGTTCATAGCTAAATATAATACAAGTGGCGTGGTTCAATGGGCTACGAGAATAGCTGGAACGACTTATGATAACGGGTTTAGTATATCGGTGGATAGTGGTGGAAACATCTACGTGTCCGGACAATATCGCAGTTCTCCACTCACTTTATATAACGCAGATGGTACAGCATTTGGCACAACATTATCCAACTCGGGTGGTAACGACGTGTTCATAGCTAAATATAATACAAGTGGTGTGGTTCAATGGGCTACGAGAATAGCTGGAACGGGTTATGATTATGGGTTTAGTATATCTACGGATAGTGGTGGGAACATCTACATAACCGGATACTATAATAGCACTACACTCACTTTATATAACGCAGATGGTACAGCATTTGGTACAACATTATCCAACTCGGGTGGTAACGACGCGTTCATAGCTAAATATAATACAAGTGGTGTGGTTCAATGGGCTACGAGAATAGCTGGAACGGGTGGTGATTCTTCGCGCGGAACGGTGGATAATGGTGGAAACATCTACGTGGTCGGATACTATGATAGCACTTCACTCACTTTATATAACGCAGATGGTACAGCATTTGGTACAACATTATCCAACTCTGGTTCATACGGTTACGACACGTTCATAGCTAAATATAATACAAGTGGTGTGGTTCAATGGGTTACGGGAATAGGTGGAACGGGTAGTGAGTACGGGTATAGTATATCGACTGATAGTGGCGGAAACGTTTACGTGACCGGATACTATGATACCACTACACTCACTCTATATAACGCAGATGGTACAGCATTTGGTACAACATTATCCAACTCGGGTAGTAACGACGCGTTCATAGCTAAATATAATACAAGTGGTGTAGTTCAGTGGGCTACGAGAATAGCTGGAACGTCTAGTGACGAGGGGCATAGTATATCGACTGATAGTGGCGGAAACGTGTATGTGATCGGAGACAGTTCCAGTTCTCCACTCACTTTATATAACGCGGATGGTACACCTTTTGGTACAACGTTAACCAATTCGGGTGGTAACGACGCGTTCATAGCTAGTTACAATACGACTGGTGTAGTTCAATGGGCTACGAGAATAGCTGGAACGACTCTTGATTACGGGTTTGGTATATCGGTGGATAATGGTGGGAACGTTTACGTGGTCGGATTTTATTCCAGTTCTCTACTCACTTTATATAACTCAGATGGTACAGCATTTGGTACAACGTTATCCAACTCGGGTGGTAACGACGCGTTCATAGCTAAATATAATACATCTGTTGCACGTCACTACACTGCTATAGATTCTGTTAAAGATTTAGTCATAAACACAAGCGTTGAGGTCGATTCCATAACCGCGACTAACAGTGACGTAGGCATCGTAGCCACCGGTAACGTCGAAGCTAATTATTTTATTGGTGATGGTTCGCAATTGACAGGTCTCGTCACAGACCTAGAGAGTGTCGCTAATAATGGTAACACAACTTCAAACACTATTCAGTTCACAAACCCAACAACAGCTTTCACAACCGATCTCACTTCAAACGTCGGTCTAAAACTCGAACAGTTGGCAAATGTCAACATCACGACACCACAAACCGACCATCTCCTCGTCTATGATGGTTCGGATTGGGTAAATGAATACAACATACACAACTTCATCAAAGTACACAACACAACTGGGTCAACACTCTACAAGGGTAACGTTGTCTACATCGTAGACTCGTTCAATAACAACGTCGCGAACGTGGCGTTGGCGAAAGCTGACAGCTCCTCGACCATGCCCGCAATCGGTCTCATCCACGAAGATATCTCGGACGGCCAAGAAGGTAGTGCAGTGGCATATGGTAAAGTACAAGGTATAGACACAACAGGTTTCACGGAAGGACAAACCGTCTACGTGAGCAACACGAGTGCCGGAAACATCATGAACACAAAACCTTATGGACTCACCGACCAAATCCAAAACGTCGGCATATGTATCAAAGTGCATCAAAATAACGGTGTAGTGTTTGTCACAGGTGTGGGACGTTCCAACGATATTCCCAACGCACCCATCGTCACCGACCCCAACTACGTATACGTCAACGACCAAAATAACGACCTCAAAAAAATTGAACCATCCAATTTATTGACCCAACTCCAAACCCTTCAACAGGTGACCGATACCAGTAACACCACATCAAACACTGTTCAATTCACAAATTCTAATGTATCCCTCACGACGAGTGGTGCTGTTTCGGTCGGCTCTCTAACATCCACTTCAAACATATTTGAAGTCTCTAGAACCGTGAATTTACCCGAAATCGTTTCACCGGTTACGTGGAATGGTGCTTTATACGTAAAGTCAAATTCTGATAGTTCTATGATTGTCGTGGGTTATAGTGCTGGTTACACACGAGTTTTCGAGTGGAATGAATCTTCCTATACGTGGACCCAGCGTGGTAACGACATATTTGTTGCAAATGCTGGTGAGGGACCAGTTGATATATCAGACGACGGAAATCGTATAGTAGTTGGTTCTCCGCAAGAAAATACTGCTAGAGGTACTGTGCGTGTTTATCAACTAGATGGAAATTCCTGGGTGAAAATAGCCGAATCATCTGGTGGTCAAATTGGTATGCAACTTGGGTTTTCGGTAGCTATTTCGGGTGATGGTAGTAAATATGCGTATGGTGCACCTTTTTATGATGCATATAATTACGTTCAAAATTTCACAGTTTACAATGCCGGTGTCATGTCCGTAAAAGATGTCGGTACTAATGGTACTATTTCGTCTTACAACACTATATGGGCTGCTGCAAATATCGGACGTTACGTGGATTTATCGTATGATGGAAGTATCGTTGCATTTTCCTATGATGAGATTGCGTATGTAGGAGATACCTCAAGCAGTACAGTAGCAAACATAAAGTCTATGTCAAGTTCTATAACTGGTTTATCTTTACGCTCCGATGGATTGCGTTTAGCTGTAGCTGGTGCTCAAGGTACAAATGTCATAGAGGTCTATGATAACATACGTACCACTCCAATACTTCGTTCTACAAACGTGAACGGTCTTGTAGTAGAATTATCCGGAGATGGCAATACTTTGATTTGTGGTCAATATACTGATACGAGTAATACGGGTCGAGTTAAAGTATTAAAATGGAATGGCTCTACCTGGGAACAGTTTGGAAGGGATCTCGTTGGAACCGGTACGAGCGGTAATGGTTCTTCTTTTGGTAGATCCGTTTCTATATCGACGGATGCATCTACAATTTTTGTTCGTTCCGTAAATACGATTTCTGCATATGAAGTGTTAGATGGAACATACAAACAATTATATATCGATCAAAATAGAAATCGTATAGTAGCAAATAACATAGTCGAAGCCGGATACTTTGTGGGTGACGGTTCCCAATTGACTAATATTCCAACGACTCTTCAATCTATCACCGAAAATGGTAACACCACATCGAACACCGTTCAATTTACAAACGCCGATGTAGGCATCGTAGCCACTGGTAACGTCCAAGCCAATTATTTCATTGGTGATGGTTCCCAATTGCAAGGACTCTCCTCAACCCTCGAAGATGTCGTCACAAATTCGAACACCACCTCAAACACCGTTCAATTCACAAACACTGATGTAGGCATCGTAGCCACCGGTAACGTTCAAGCTAACTATTTCATAGGTGACGGTTCCCAATTGCAAGGACTCTCCTCAACCCTCGAAGATGTCGTCACAAATTCGAACACCACCTCAAACACCGTTCAATTCACAAATACCGATGTAGGCATTGTAGCCACAGGTAACGTCCA